CTGAACAAGCAGCCATTGACGCACACGGTTTGTTTGATCTTTCAACATTCTTACCTAAAAAGCCCTCAGATGTTGAGTTGAAAGTAATGAAGGAAATGTTTGAAGCATCAGTGGATGGTCAACCATACGACACAGAGCGTTGGGGTCAGTACTTCCGCCCAGCAGGTGTTAACGCACCCGCAGGTGGCACTGCTGCTGTGGTTCATCATGATGAAGACGCACCAGCACCAGTGGCCAAAGCCGCGCCGGTAACAAGCTCGTTTGATGATGATGAGCCAGTGGCTGCAACTGCTCCAGTGGTTGCACCAGCAGCAGGTGCCAACAAAGCCGAAGATATTTTGGCAATGATCAGAGCACGTCAACAGAAGTAATCAATGTTTAGTGAGATAGATAACACTATCTTTCCAGAACGCTGTGAGGTGATCTATTTGGGTTCCTCACAGCAATACGTTTTTCCTATAATGAAAAACGGTAGTAGTTCATTTTTTGTACAAATTCAAAAAGGTTATCGAACTGACTGGGAAATTGTAACCAATGATTGTATTACAAAAATACGTCAACCTATAAATGTTTTTTTACGGGAACCAAAAGAAAGATTTATCAGCGGGGTTAACACTTATCTACAACATCTCAACAGAGATTTTCCTGAGCTAGACCACAAAACTATTTTATGGTTTGTAGATAATTATTTGTTTTTGAATCGGCATTATTGTCCACAATTTTTTTGGTTGTTGAACCTCAACAGGTATTTACATCCAGAAACACAGTTAAAGTTATGTTCAATGAGTGACATCACTGAGTTAACTAATATGAATTATCGTGCAGAGGTTGACCCGCCATCAAGTAAATTTTTAGAAAATATTGATAATTTTAACTGGAAGAAACTTGATTTATATTTTTATCTAGACCAACTGTTGCTTGACCGAATAGGTCAGTCAGTGACATTTGATGAGTTGGTGACTGACATACAACTCAAACATTCAAATCTGTATGATTTAATTTTTAAAAAAACACAACCTATCATCGATGCATTGTCCAAGACTTGATCACTTTGTAAGATTTAATCCCAATGGAACAGTGAGTCGTTGCGGGCACATGGTATCTCCACCACAATTTGAATCACTAGAACAGATGGAATCAAGTGAATGGCTGTCAAAAATCAAAGCAACACTGCTGGCAGATCAATGGCCCAGTGAATGTGCAAGATGTCAGGAAACCGAACCCGATAGCATACGGGGATATGCCACACAGTTGGACAATCAAACCACACAAAGAAATTACCTACAAGTAGGCGGAGTATTAGATAACATATGTAATGCTGCCTGTCAAACGTGTAATCCTGGATGTAGTACACGAATCGGAGCCCTTACCGGCAAAACTTTTCCTATTGTAAACAACAGTAGTCGCTTTTGGAATTTGCCGCAAGACCGTATTGTACATTTAGATATCAACGGCGGTGAACCAAGTTACAGTAAAAATTATAAAAGATTATTGGCCAAATTGCCACCAAATTTGCGAACCCTCAGGCTCAACACCAATTGTAATATAGTACTCAATGAGTTAACAGATATTGTTGATAAGGGCATAGAAGTCACTGTGACTGTAAGTTGTGATGGCATTGGCCCAGTACACGAATTCATGCGTTGGCCTATCAAGTGGGATACTTTTTATAATAACTTGATGATTTATAAAAGTATGCCTATTAAGTTGAACTTATGGACCACAGTTAGTATATTAAATGTCAACGACTTGATCAATATACAGACATTTGCTAAAGAACACAGTATTGATCACAGTTATGCTTATCTTAAACAGCCGTTTGAGTTGTCAGTTGATAATGCCAATGTCGATGCTAGGGAGGCATACATAAGCAAACAAAAACAACTAAGAGGAATTACGTGAAAATAGCAATCACTGGACATACTGCTGGAATCGGCCAAGCTCTTAGTAATGTATTACAATCAAGAGGTCATGAAATTATAGGTATTAGCAAACGAGATGGTTATAATATTCGAGTAACTCCTAAAATTACTAAGATTATTGACCCTTGCGATTTGTTTATAAACAATGCCCAAGCAGGGTATGCACAAACCGAATTATTATTTTCGGTATGGGAACAATGGAAGGACCAAAGCAATAAGCACATTTGGTGTATTAGTACTATGATGACAACAAACCCAACAACCGACGCAGATCGCATTAGTTATCGAAATCAAAAGATTGCGTTAGAAGATGCATGCTATCAGTTGAGTTCAAAATGCCACTATCCTAGTATTAGTTTAATACGCCCAGGGCAAGTAGCCACGCAACCTGAGCAAACTCCAGGCGGGTCGTGGGCAGATGTTAATACGTGGGCAAGTATTTTAATACAAACTATTATTTCTGCCGAAACTCAGCATCTGAGGATAAAAGAAATATCCTTATCAAGTACAACCACAGGACTAAAACTATGAAGATTGCTATTACAGGACACTCCAGTGGTCTCGGAGCAGAGCTTAAAACAGCATACGAAAAAGATGGGCACGAAGTGACCGGCTTCAGTCGAAGAACCGGGTACGATCTCCGAGACTGGAGTCGCATGCAGGCAATGTTAGACAAGATACAAGATTACGATATGTTTATTAGTTCTGCTAAACCAGATTTTGTGCAAACGTCCACTTTGTATCAATTATGGGAACGTTGGAGAGGCCAAGACAAGTGTATAATAAATATTAGTTCAATATTAACGTATTATCCAACTTGCCCAAACGATATATTTTTGGATCCATACATGGATCTTTATAGAACAGCAAAAGTATCATTGAACGACGCTAGTGCTCAGCTAACATTTAAATCGAAATTACCTCATATTGTATTGGTTAAACCCGTTCATCTGTACAGCAGTCCAATTACTGCCACCGAACAACAAAAATTAACATTGTGGGTCAATACATTTAAGGATATAATGAAATTAACACAACAGAATAAATTTAATTTATTAGAAGTTAGTTTTTAATATGACACCAAAAGATTATATTACAAAAAAAAGTTTTTGTACCCTGCCTTGGTTAGGAGTGTTTATACAGCCCGATGGCGAGGTAAAAAATTGTGCTATCACTGGACAATCTTTGGGAAATATTAATAAAACTTCCTTGGTAGACATACTGCACGGCAAAGTCAATCAGACCATCAAGACAGACATGCTCAATGATGTAATGCATAAGAGATGTTCACACTGTCATGTGCTCGAACAAAATCAAGCAAAAAGTTTTGATGCAGTAAGTAACCGTGTGTGGTATTTAAAAACACTCAAAGGCGAGGATTTGAACTTTTTTGACAATGTCGACAATTACAAATTAAAAATGTTGGATCTCCGCTGGAAAAATACTTGTAATTTTGCTTGCGTCTACTGTGGCCCGGATCTGAGTAGTTCTTGGGCCAACGAATTAAATTTGCCGCAAAACATCAATGATAGTGCATTAGAAGAAACTTTGAACTACGTGTATAACAATCTTGACACAGTGGAACACGTTTATCTAGCTGGAGGCGAACCTCTACTAATCAAAGAAAATATTACGTTGTTAAACAAACTATACGAACTAAAGCCGGATATCGAAATACGCATCAACACAAATTTAAGTATTATAAACAACACAGTGTATAATCTAATTAAAAAGTTTAAAAATGTTCACTGGACAATAAGTGTTGACAGCATCAGGGAAGAATTTGAATATGTTCGGTATGGCGGAAGTTGGTCCAAGTTTGTCACAAACTTACATCAACTAAGACAAGATTTTGAAAAAATTAATTTTAATTCTTGTTGGTTTGTGCTCAATGGTAGCTCTATTTTGGATTGCATTGACTATCTTCAAAATTTAGGATTCCACGAAAATGCTTTTATTGTAAATCCAATTGAGGATCCGATTGAGTGGCACATAAGTAACTTGCCAGCAGAGGTAATAGAAGATATCAAAATTAAGATAAAGAAGAAATTAACCACAGCTAATCCTAAATATTCTCTTTACAATTCACTGAATTTAATGTTAAACTATACAAATGTACCGTTTGACAAAAATATCGAAGCAACATTTACGGCGCTTCGTGAAATCGATCAAAGACGTAAATTAGACAGTAGTAAAATTTTTAAGGAACTATATCATGGCAAAACCATTTGACGTATCAAAATTTCGCAAGGAAATCACTAAGAGCATCGATGGTCTTAGTATTGGGTTCAACGATCCAACGGACTGGATTTCAACCGGCAACTATGCCCTAAACTACTTGATTTCGGGAGATTTCCACAAGGGCATTCCGTTGGGCAAAGTTACTGTGTTTGCCGGAGACTCGGGTGCAGGTAAATCATATATCTGTTCCGGTAACATTGTCAAACACGCACAAGAGCAAGGAATCTTTGTTGTGCTTGTTGACAGCGAAAACGCACTCGACGAGCAATGGCTCAAGGCATTAGGCGTTGACACACACGAGAGCAAACTGCTTAAATTAAGTATGGCCATGATCGACGACGTGGCTAAAACAATTTCAACATTCATGAGTGATTACAAAGCATTACCGGATGGGGAACGTCCCAAGGTCATGTTTGTGATTGACTCATTGGGTATGTTGTTAACTCCTACAGACGTCAATCAATTTGAAGCAGGCGAAATGAAAGGTGACCTGGGTCGTAAACCCAAAGCGTTGACCGCCCTAGTTCGTAACTGTGTCAACATGTTTGGTAGTTACAACGTAGGCATGGTTTGTACTAATCACACTTATGCCTCACAAGATATGTTTGACCCAGATGACAAGATTTCAGGCGGTCAAGGGTTTATCTACGCAAGTTCAATCGTGGTTGCTATGCGTAAGCTGAAGTTGAAACTCGATGCTGACGGCAATAAGACTACAACTGTGCAAGGTATTCGTGCCGCTTGTAAGATCATGAAAACTCGGTATGCGAAACCGTTTGAAAGTGTGCAGGTTGAGATTCCTTATGAAACAGGTATGAGTCCATATAGTGGATTGGTCGACTTGTTCGAAGCCAAAGGGTTGCTCAAGAAAGAAGGAAACAGTCTAGTATATACAACCACTGACGGCGAGATTATTAAGCAATTCCGCAAGGCCTGGGAAAAGAATGAAAAGACTGGCCTAGACATTGCAATGGCAGACATTTCCAAACACGGCGAAAAACCCACTTCTGAGATAACTACTACAGTTGAACCAGATTTGGAGGAAGCTCAATGAAAGAAGATTTAATTGCTGACCTATGGCATGTGGTAATTG